AATGATCAACGATAAATACTATGTCCTTTAAATCTATCCAAATGTCTTTTGATGAGTATGTATTGAAATATGATTCATTCCCTGATCTTATTTTTATGGGGAGTAGATTTTTTAATAATTTCTTTACTGAAGATAGTAATTTAAGAAAACTTCATGACGTCCGTAATTGGAAAGTCTTAAATGATCCTATTAAGAAAAATTATGAAGTTCTTGGATGCAAAGTAATTCTCGTCAATGATGAATTTTATAACTGTGGCTTTTTTGAATTTGATGATTTAGAAAGAGCTAAAGATTATATTTTTGATAGTGATTTTCGTAAAAGTGAAGATCGTTTCGCTATTCTGAAGAACATAGAAAATTCGTGTTATAGCTCATGTGAACCTACTCAATTACGTTCTATCAATAATATTTTAAATATTCCTTTTTCTGTCATTGATGCCTTCAAACTGGAAAATATAACTAAGAAAGAAATTGAAGAACGAAAACGTAATTTCCAAATAATAAAAGGCATCTATGAACCTGAACAGAGATTTTAGTTGTTGTGCAGTGAAATGCAGTATTAATATTTTGGTTTTATAGGTTCAATAGCCTAAGTTTCATAGGTTCTCTAGATTCATCACGCAGTGAAACAGTGTGCAGTAATATAGCCTCATTTAGATGAACCGCAGGCGCGCGGGTGACTGCGTTTGGCCGAGTGGTCTGGATGGTATAAATGATAAATATTCTCATTTGTGGGTAATTATTAAAATCCATAAAAAAAGCCAGCTAATGCTGGCTTTTGTTCTTTTAGGTGTTTAATTCACATTTTTTAAGTCATATTCCTTAAATCTAATAATCTCATCTCCAGCCCATTCATTGAGCTGCTGCATCCGTGACTGGAGTGGAACAATTTCATTTTGATAAAACACTTCTGCTGCATCTTTAATTGATCCAAAACCGCCAGTATTATTTGGAACAATACCCATGAGTTGTGGAGGTATGCGGAGTGCCGCTAAGGTATCGTCACGCGTGATTGATTTAATATTGGTGAAGTCATCCTTTGCTGCAATTTCAGAAACAGGCAAGATCTGGATACCATCTTTTTTTCCACCCGGTGCGTAATAAAATAAATTACGGAAGTTCCCTGGTCCTTTACTATCCTTTAGAGCCTGACGCAAGGCTGTAATATCATTTGGATCCTGCGCTGCATCATTCACATATAAGATGAACCCAGCATGAGATCCATTGTTGTAATACTTACGACGGAATAAGGTAGCAGATTCGTTTAGCCATGCACTTTGCAAAGCAGATATGTATTCAGGTGCTCCATAAATTTCCTGATCAATGTCTGTTTCCCGAATATGACAAACACGATTATAAAATTCAAATTCTTGATAGCCTTTATGGTCATCACAAAGTAAAAAGAACTGATCAGAGTATTCACCACGACGCATATATTTTGCTAAAGCAGGTTTGTACTGAATGACACTTCCGAGTCGTGATTTGATTTCTTCTAAGTAAGTATTTCCACACCAAACATAATCTAAAGCAACTTGTTCAAATCCTTTTCGATTTAACTTTGCATGAGGAATAAAAAGATTAGCCAGAAAATTACGTTTAAAAATAATTCCGCTATTTAAATATGGTGTCGATTTATATGATTTGGCTAAACCACTCATACTGACCTGAGGTTCATACCATCGGCCATTGAACCATGATTCCATGTAATCCGATAATTCATTTCCATTGAGGACTGGAACGGCATCACCAAAAGTAAATGCCATTGATTCTTGTTTGGTTGTTTTGCTTTGAAAAACTGGTAATTGGCTCTTGGCAAAACTAACTAAATTTTTTGCAGTCGATAGGGGATTCATTAATAGATCTCCATGAAAGATTGATTCATTTGTGTTTGGCCTTCAAGTGGTTCGTTATAAAGTGCATGCATGAGTGACCAGGCTAGATCCGCGTGTCCTATTTCTTCAGAACGGCCTGCTGTAAAAGTCATTTGACGTTGGCTTGCTGTAAGCGTTTTTTTAATGCTCATTAATGATTGGGAAAGATCAGTCCACCCTGCGTCATACTCAAGACGGCCATTTCTAATGACATCCATTGTTTTAAGTACAAGTCTGGTTTTTACTTCAGGTGAATAACTGAACTCAGTGACATTTGGGAAAAACTGCTTAACTAATTGAGATACACCTGTACCCATTCCAGTGATATCAATACCGATATAAGTCACGTAATAACGTAGTGTTGTTTGGCGGATCATTTCTGCCTGATTTTTAAAATCCATCCCACGGAATTGGATTCTTTCTAACACTCGAAATTTCCCACCAGGAACAGGGGAGGGGGCTACAACTACTAAGCCTGCACTATCACCACTTTCTGCGGGGTCATAACCAATCCAAACAGGATTATTGCCGTATGGTCTAGCATGGAATGGTTTAAAGTCATCAGCCCAAACTTCCCATGAGTCAACCATACATGGTTGAAGCATTGCTAAAGGGAAAATAGATGCGCCATCATCAATAAATTGGCACATCAAAAGATTTGCAAATTCTTCAGGTGAATATTCGTATCGCAATTCATCAATATCGAATAGATCACATCCGCCATTTTCAGCGTCTAAAATCGTAACGATTTGACGCCACATTTTGTCTTCACATAAGCGGCCATTTTTTAATGCATCATGTGATACATCGATATCGAGTCTTTGGTCTTTAGGTCGCCCACGGTTATTACGTGTTCCATTCCAGAATGTGAAAGCTTCATGCGCCATTGTAGATGGCGTTGAAAAATAGGTTTTACGCCATTTTTTATGCAAAGCCATAGCCGAAGCTACTTTGTTTAGTTCTGTGAAGCCAAACGTCCAGAAAAACTCATCGAAATAAAAATTACCGTGGTGGCCTTGGGCAGTTCTGTAATTTGTACCTAAGAATGACAATGAAGCTTGATTGTTATCTGGCAGTACGATCGGATCTCCGACCAATTCAACTCCGCAAGCCTCATATGCAAAACCTTTAATGTATTCTTTGAAAATATGAGCCTGCGCCTTTGAAGCAGATAAGAAAATTTGATTCCGACCTGTTTTAACAGCATCGACCAAAGCTTCACGGGCAAAGTACCATGTCGCACCAATTTGGCGGCTTTTGAGAATTACTCGAGTACGTTGGTTGCCTGCTTTATACCAATCGCGCTGATAGTCAAATAGACTATCTTCAAAGGCTGAAATAAGTTGTTCAACTTGTTCTTCAGTGAATTGATTATTTTCTTTTTTCTTCTTGGGTGCTGCGTTACGCTTGGCAATATTTGGATTTAGATCCGCTTCATTACCGCCTTCTTTATAACGTTCAATTCGGGCAAATTCTTTATAATTTTTAAATAATTCGCTTAATTCTTTATAGTCTCCACTCGATTTTTTGTTCTTTAGAGTGAGAGTCATTAAGCGAACTGTTAATGCTTCTTCAACACGACTTTCTGATCGTGTTTTATCCCACTCTTCTCTGGTTTTCCAAGCCTGAACTGTACGCTCATTTTCGTCTAGCGCTTCAGCAATATCGACAATTTTCCAGCCAAGCCAAAAGAGAAACTTGGCTTTTAATTTGTTATCTAGAATCAGCTCAAGATTAGCTAACTGTGATAATTCATTCATGGTTTACGGATTGATTTAATTTCATCCGCAAACGATGGCAGGCAAGTTAGCTTTTATCAGTCATGGCAATTTGTATGTCAGTTATATACAAGCATGCTCAATTGCTACACATAACTAATATTGCCCATTCTGCACCTATTGAAATTGCCCGAAAAAACCTTGCAACAGGTACAGCAGAATGACTGAAAAAACACAGCCGAAAAAATTTAAATCGAAATGGTTTCGAGTTGCCGTGGCTGGTGACACTACAGATGGTCGTGAAATTCAATCTGAATGGATCATCCAAATGGCGCAAACTTACAATCTGAACACTTATGGTGCTCGTATCAATTTAGAGCACATTAAGGGCGTTTCTCCAGATGGTATTTTCGGAGCTTATGGAGATGTGATCGCCCTTAAAACGGAAAAAGTTACGATCAATGGTGAACAGAAAGATGCCTTGTTTGCACAGATCCAACCAAATGAAAATTTGATAGCTTTAAACCAAAAAAATCAAAAAATTTATACATCTATCGAAGTTGATGAAAATTTTGCAAAAACTGGTCAAGCCTATTTAGTTGGTCTGGCGATTACAGATAGTCCTGCATCGCTTGGCACTGAAATGCTCTCATTTGCCGCAGGAGCAACTGAGAATCCTTTTAATGCGAAGAAATTACGTCCAGAAAATTTATTCACTGCAGCTCAAGAAACAAAACTCGAATTCGAAGAAGTTAAAGAGTCATTTGCCAGTGACTTGGTGAATAAGGTTAAGAACTTATTTAAAACCCAAGAACAGCAACAACAGCAGACTCAAGAAAACTTTAGTCAAAACGAACAAGCCATTCTAGAAATTGCCCAGCAAACAGCGAATCAGGGTACTGAGTTTGCAGACTTAAAAGTCAAACATGAGCAGCTGCAGACTGAATTTAATCAATTGAAAAATAAGCTAGATCAAGAACCCCAAGGTCAACCTCGACCACTGTCTAACAACAGCAAATTTTCTGAAGAAGTTGGTGAAGTCGACTGTTAATTCAGTCGGTTCTAGCAATTTATTAATCCAATTTAATTATTTTTAGAGTAAAGAAAATGCGTACAGAAACACGTACTAAGTACAATAAGGTCATGGTTGAGTTAGCTAAACTCAATGGGGTTGAAAACGTTTCACAAAAATTTAATGTGACACCAACTGTTCAACAAAAGCTTGAAGATAAGATTCAAGAATCATCTGAATTTTTGAAGAAAATTAATATTTTTCTTGTTGCTGAACAATCGGGTTCTGCGGTTGGTCTTGGTATTTCTCGTCCTATTGCTTCTCGTACAAATACAGATGCTGGAGAGCGTCAAGCTACAGATCCAACTGGTATGGATGAGCGTTTTTACTTTTGTCGTAAAACCGATTTTGATACAGCAATTAAGTACGCAAAACTTGATCAATGGGCAAAATTCAAAGATTTTTATAGTCGATTCCGTGGCGCTATCGTAAAACGACAAGCTCTGGACCGTATCATGATCGGGTTCAATGGTATCAGTATCGCTTCTAATACGGACATTACAGCAAATCCTTTATTGCAAGATGTGAATAAAGGCTGGTTGCAAAAAATGCGTGAAGAGAATGAATCGCGCGTAATGAAATCAGGTGCTGTGCAAGGAAAAATTACAGTAGGTAAAACTGGCGATTATAAAAACCTTGATGCATTGGTTATGAATATCGTTGATGAAATGATTGATGACGTTCACCAGGGCAATCCAGATTTAGTCGTAATGTGTAACCGAAAAACTGTTTCGGATAAATACTTCCCATTGGTCAATAAAGATCAAGACAACTCTGAAAAACTAGCCGCAGACATCATCATCAGCCAAAAACGCATGGGTGGATTGCCTGTTTACTCAGTACCGTTTTTCCCTGAAGGCATCATCTTTGTAACTACATTCGATAACTTATCGATTTATGTTCAAGAGGGCGCTCGTCGTCGTACAGTCATTGACAATCCAAAACGTGACCAAATCGAGAATTATGAGTCTTCAAACGAAGATTATTACATTGAAGATCTTGGTCTTGCTTGTATGGCTGAAAATATCGAAATTCTGGCGGAGTAATCTATTATGAACTTGGCTCGAAAGCACTTCCAACAGCATCAAGCCAAATCCGCAGCTGAGACAGCTGCGGAGTTCGGTACCATGCGAAATACAAATGCCTATGAGCAGCAACTTTTGCAGCTTAATAGTGATAAAAATCGACTCAAAAATATTCAGTCCAAACAGAACAAAATCGAATTAAAGCGTCAGTTAATTCCAAATTACAAACCATACGTGGAAGGTATTTTAGAAGTAAAACCTGGTGTTCAGGATGCAGTAATTACTGAGATTTTGGTTTGGTCAATTGATATTGGTGATTTTGATTTTGCACTTGATATTGCCGAATACATTCTGAAATACGGCTTAAAACTTCCAGACCGTTTTGAACGTTCCGAAGCATGCTTTGTTACTGAAGATATTGCCGAAGAATTTTTAAAATTACTCAAAACTGAAGCTGGTATCGATCAAAAAGGATTAGATCAATTAGTGCGTTTAGAACGTCTAATTACTGATAAATCTTTGCCACAAAATCGTCTTGATATGCCAGATGAAGTTAAAGCTAAGCTTTATCTCGCCTTAGGTAAAGGTGAAATGCAGTTTTTGACTGGTGATCTTGAAAATGATTTACCTCGCTCTGTTCATGCTCAATGTTGGTTAGAAAAAGCATTAGATCTTGACGATAAATGTGGCGGTCGAACTGATCTAAACAAAATGAGTAAGCTTTCTACCAAGTTATTAGCAGAAAGAGAAACTACAGATACTTTGGCTTATCAAAAAGAATCTCAAGTAGTTACTACCAACGAACAAACAGAAGTTACCGACGTTTTGTTAAATCAAAATGGAACGCCTGTGGTTGATGACCACGGCAATATGGTACCGACTTCTGAATAAGTGCCCCGCACCGCACTGGAGTGCAATGGTCGTGATCTTAACGTCACAGTAAATCTTCACCGAGCCATTGCCCCTCCCAGTGCATTAAGAAGGAGATCTACATGGGATTTATCGCAAACGGTGCAATAACCCCAAGTCATATCACTATTTCAAGTGGCACCTTTTTTCCTGAAATTTCTCTAGATGAGATCCGCAGTTTTGTTCGGATCGACGGATCAGTGACCGATGTTCGATTGCAACAACTTACTCGGGAAGAAGTCATCGATGTAAATCGTTTACTTGCAAACTTAGTGATGAAAGCCGAAAAGCTAGTTGATTTAGCTGTTAATGAAATTGACGGTAAAGCAGATACTGAAGTGCTTTATTTTTCAGCCGTATCGAATGGTGTAGCAGCAAAAGTAAACGAAATTTATCGTAACTATGACAGTACTAATTCTGGTGAAAAAAAATCAGAATCGATGGATTGTTCAGTTGATGACTACCGACGAAATAAGCAATGGGCGATTCAACAGCTAAAAGGCGAAAACCACAGCATAGTTGAGTTGATATGAGCAAAACCATTACAGCTATTCAAAATGACACTATCAACTCAATTTGTTGGCGATATTACGGACGCAGTTCGGGTGTAGTTGAAAAGGTACTCGAAGCAAATCCAGCTTTGGCCGATATAGGAATTTTTTTGCCCATTGGCACCTCTGTAATTCTTCCTGATATCGATACACCACAACAAATCAAGCAAACAGTACAACTGTGGGATTAATAATGCCAGAACCAACTACAACTTCAGCAATTACAGCAGTTTCAATTAGTGCAGCTTCATTACTTCCATTTGTAAATGGGAATGCATTGCTAGGCGCGGTATTTGGAGCAGCTCTCTTTGCAACAACGAAAAAAGATTTAAAACCATTACAACGACTTTCGACAATGATCATTGCCGTTGGTATTGGGTATTTACTCGCACCAGAAGTGACAACTCGAACTTTCATTACTAACGATGCAACGGCAGGAATGATTGCTTCAATTTTTTCACTACCAATTATCTTAAAAGCTATGGTCTGGGTAGACCAATCGAGTCTATCTGACATCTGGAATAAATTTCGTGGAGGAGGAAAGCCATGATCGAAATTATGTTTCAACTGATTGCTCTGATTGCCTACTTGATTTGTGGTCTACGGATCATCTGTTTTGATGCTGAAGGCCTACGCCATCGTCATGGCTTTTCAATTTTGGCCACGATTCTTATTGTTGCTTTTATAGGGCAATCAATTCACATTCTCTTTTTTAAAGATCCTGTCACGTTATGGGATGCCATCTTTGCAGTACTTTTGGCGGTCCTAATTTGCCGTGCAAAAGGTAATGTCGCAAAACTTATCTGGAGCACAACATAATGCCAGCTATCTTAAAATTTGGGTCAAAAGGCAGTGATGTAATTACATTGCAGCAACAGCTTAAAAAGCTTGGCTTTAAAGGCGTTAAAGGGAAAGAGCTTTCCATCGATGGTGATTTTGGAGCTTCCACCGAATATGCTGTCATTACATTCCAAAAGCAAAAAAATTTGGTTGCAGATGGCAAAGTAGGGGATAAGACGCGCAGTGCCCTTCTGGAACAAAACATCTCAAAATTGCTTAAAGATAGTGATTATAAAAAAGCAGCTGAGCGCCTAAAAGTCTCTGAATTGGTCATCCGTGTTTTTGGTGCAGTTGAAGGTCAAGGCGTTGGGTTTCTTAAAAACGGAAAACCTAAAATTCTATTTGAACGCCATCGAATGTATGCATATTTGCGTTTGAAAAAAGGCACAGCTTTTGCCAATAAAATGGAAGCTGAACGACCGAATATTGTTAACCGTAAATATGGTGGATATCAGGGAAATGAAGCTGAATATGTTCGACTGGAACAAGCAAAGCAAATCGATGTTGAATGTGCTTTGATGTCAACATCATGGGGGCAGTTTCAGGTTATGGGTGAAAACTGGAAAGATTTAGGCTATGCATCTGTACAAGAATTTGTTGATCAACAATTTGTAAGTGAGTCAAACCAGTTGGAAGCTTTCATCCGTTTCATTGAATGGAAAACAGGCTTCATTGAAAAGAAAAAAGTTGCTTTAATTGATGCGCTGCGAGCAAAGAATTGGGATGTGGTTTTCACACTTTATAATGGTCCTAATTATAAAAAACTTGGGTACCAGGCAAAATTCCAAAAAGAATATGATCATTTAGAACCACTATATAGTGAGACTAAAGCAGCATGAAAAAACCAGATAGTTTAAGAAAATATCTTTTAGATGCGATTCCTGAACTACGTCGTGATCCTGACCGCATCCTTATTTTTGTTGATGATGGTGCGGTTCGGAGTACGTTGGCAAATGGTTTATCATTTGAATATGCATACACCCTCACAATGATTTTAACCGATTATGCTGGTGACCTTGCCGCAGTCAGTATTCCATTATTGGATTGGGTTCGGATGAATCAATCTAATTTAATGGCCAACCTTGATAACGTTAAATCTGGCATTAAGTTTGAAGCTGAAATTTTGGCAAATGATAAAGTTGATTTGGCAATTCAATTACCATTAACTGAGCGTGTAATTGTGAAGCAAACCAGCGAAGGTTTATGTGTCGACTATCCAGATGAGCCACGCTATCACAAAGCCGAAGAATCAAAGCAAGTCACGTTATTTGATAAAGATGGATCTGAGCTGGCATCGTGGATATCAAGAGAACCTGAGCAAGAGTATTTTCTATAAATGGCTGAGCTTGAATATCTTTCTGAGCATTTAAATGCTTTATTAGTATCCCTAAACGATGCAGCGCGTCGCAAAATGGCAATGGTAATTGCACGTAAAATACGTGCAAGCCAAAGTCAGCGTATTACTCGACAACAGAATCCTGACGGTAGTGCTTATATCCCGAGAAAAAATTTAAGAAAAAGAAAAGGGCAGATTAAGAAAAAAATGTTCATGAAATTAAAAACAACACGGTTCATGAAAATCGAAAATATTCCTAATGGGGTAACTATTGGATTTGATCAACGAGTATCGAGACTTGCCCGAATTCACCAGGAAGGATTAATTGATAATTTGAAATATAACGGACGATCTTTCAAAGTCAGATATGCACAGCGTCAATTGCTTGGCTTTACTGAAGCTGAAATTGAAATGATTGAAAATGACGTTCTTAACTTAATAGATTCAAAATAAACCCACTTGTATATAACTGACATACAAACCAAACCAAATGCATTAATCCTTTAGCTGCATAACGATTGCAGCATGAACGCAGAATCCAATCGTCGTCTTGAAAATATGATCCGTCTAGGACGTATCAAGACCGTAATACCGTCTAGCCCTTTTCATAAAGTTACAGTCAATTTAGGTGACATCGTAACTAAAGAATTGCGCCTATTAAATTTAAGAGCTGGTAAAGATTCAACTCATGATTTACCGAGCATTGAGGAAGAATGCATTGTATTTAGCCCTTGCGGAGTAATCGAACTCGGAGTCGTTGTTGTTGGTTTAAACAATGAAGATTTTCCGACTCAGTCATTAGATCCAGATATCAAATTTAGAGCCTTTGAAGATGGTGCAGTCATAAGTTATGACGTCAAAAAACATAAGCTTCAAGCAATTCTTCCAGAAGGTGGAACTGTAAAAATTGTTGGCAATCTCGAAGTAGAGGGGGGAATCCATTCCACTTTGGATATTACCTCAGATGCGGATGTTATCGCAGGAAAGATAAGTCTAACTAAACATAGAACCTCTGGTGTTAAGGGTGGCGGTGACACTTCTGGAGGACCAGTACCATGATCTCACGTCATACAGGCGTAACAATTTCAGAAATCGAGAGCATAGAACAATCAATTGAAGACATTGTAACTACTCCTTTGGGCAGTCGTGTCATGCGTGGTGACTACGGTTCGATAGTGCCTGACCTTATCGACCAACCCATGAATGATGTACTTGTTCTAAAAATTTACAGTGCAATTTATACGCCTGTTACTCGATGGGAAAAACGCATCAGTATTGAAAATATCAACATTTCCAAGATCGCTTCAGGGCTTATGCAGTTAGATCTTGAGACAGTCCATACCATTACTGGCCAGTCCCTCAATTTAAATATTCCACTTCAAATGGGGGCTTCATCATGAGCGTCGATTTTAGCCAGCTTGCTCCACCTGACATTATTGAAACGATTGATTATGAAGTTATTTTAGCCGAACGAAAGGCCGACTTAATTAATAGATTTCCAGATGATCAAAAACCACAGATTACAGAAGTACTTAACCGTGAAAGTGAGCCTTTGACGAAATACATTGAAGAAAATTCTTATCGTGAAACAGTGTTAAGAAATCGGATTAATACCGCAGCACGTGGCTTATTATTGGCTTATGCGGAAAAAAATGATTTAGATCAACTAGGCGCAAATTACAATGTTAAACGTCTGATTATTAAGCCTGCAGACAATACAAAAACGCCACCTGTTCCTGCTGTCTATGAATCAGATCCAGCTTTTCGTGAACGTATCCAACTTGCATTTGATTCATTGTCGGTAGCTGGACCAGAAGCAGCTTATAAAAAAATTGCGCGTGATGCTGATGGGCGTGTGGGGGATGTTTCAGTAGTTTCACCACAACCAGCATTCATTACTTTAACTATTCTACAAGCAGACTCTCAAACAGGATCCGCTTCACCTGAGCTAGTCCAGATTGTAGATAAGGCAGTTAATGCTGAAGACAAGCGACCAATAGGTGACCGTGTTACGGTCCAATCTGCTGAAATCATTAGTTATTCAATTAATGCCAAGCTATACATCGGTAAAGATCCTGAAGCAGCAACCTTACTTAATCAAGCCATTAATAATGTTACTGAGTATGCGAAAAAACAAAAACGTTTAGGCCGATCTATTCGTATGTCTGCAATTTATGCAGCTTTACATGTTGATGGTGTAAGTAGAGTTGAGTTGCTTAATCCAACTGCCGACGTTGTTTTAACTCCTGCGCAAGCCTCATTTTGTACAGATATTTCAGTAATTATTGGGGGAGTTGAATGAGTAAATTGCTTCCACCTAATAGCACTCGATTTGATCGTAACGTTACTGATGTTTGTGCAAACAGTTTAGAGCTTCCTGTTCAAATTAAGAGTTTGGCCTCTATTGACCAGGCTCCAGATCAATTTTTGTCACTTCTGGCTTGGCAATACTCAGTTGATAGTTGGGATACTGATTGGCAACCATCACTTCAACGCCAACTAATAAAAAAATCATTTAGACAACATCAAATTAAAGGTACACGAACTGCTGTTCGAGAAGTACTCGCTCAGTTTGGATATACATGTGAGTTTCAGGAATGGTTTGAAACAGTTCCGAACGGAGTACCAGGTACTTTCTCTTTAACACTGGATCTAAACGGGCTTGAACTTACCGACGCAACTTACGCAGAAGTAAACAGGCTTGTCAAAGATGCAAAGCCTGCATCACGTCACCTAACAAATTTAGTTATTAACGTCCAACCGCTTTGTATTCCTCGTGTTGCTATTGGTTGTCACGGTGCTGAAACAGTCACAATTTTTGTCGAGTAAGTAGAATGGCCACTTATAAAGGTATATTAACCAATAACGGTAAAGCATTAATTGCTGGTGCAACTGTAAGTAATAAAATCAATTATTCACACATTGCGGTAGGGGATGGCAATGGATCTGTACCTGTGCCATCTGAAACACGAACAGCCTTAATTAATGAAAAAGCACGAATTGCATTAAACGTTGTAGAAATCAATCCAAATAATACAAACCAGATCGTTTGTGAAGCAATCATTCCATCTAATGTTGGTGGTTTTTATATTCGTGAACTTGGTCTTTATGCTGGAAATACGATGGTCGTCAATGCGAGCTATCCTCCAACATATAAACCATTGGCCGATGAAGGTGGTGCTCGTGAAATCAATATCAATCTAGTTATAAATATTCAAAACGCTGAAGTTATAGCTCTTTATCTCGATGATTCATTGATATATGCAACCCGCGAATGGGTAAATAAAAACTATATTCGACGTAATGAGATAGTCGATAATTTAACGACAGATGATCCAGCAAGACCATTATCGGCTAAACAGGGAAAGAATTTACAAGATTATAAAGTACAGATTGGGAGTTCATTTAAAGATGCTCATTCCAGAGATGTTGACTATTATCAAGATATTTCTAGTCAACAATTCTTTACTTCATTCGATGAATTGCCATTAGGCTCCCGCTGTCTAATTCAAACATCCTTAAATCTTACGAAGGCTCCAGTATTTGCAGGGGAAGCTTTTATTTATGTTGAAACAAAAGCAACATATAAAAAAGATATGCCCGGTAAACTCCAATTAGCCTATGGATATGGAAGTGGGAGATTTGCTATAAGATCAGCACCCACTGATGGGGTTTATACACCATGGTTTTACTATGCTGATATCAATAGTAATGTCGCTACAGCATCAAAGCTTGCCACCGCGCGAACAGTAAGTTTTTCAGGTGGAGCAACTGGTTCATTTAATTATGATGGTTCTGGTAACTCATCATGTATTTTAACTTTGGCAAATTCAGGTGTGGCTGCTGGATCTTATGCTTCAACAATTCAGATTCCGCAGATTTCAGTAAATGCTGCAGGTCAAATTACCGCAATTTCTCAACAAAATATTAGAGCAGCTACGGTAAATCAAAGTGGTGTTGTACAACTTACTGATGATTTACAAACTGATGATTCAACTAAAGCATTAACAGCAAAACAAGGTAGAGCTTTACAACTTCTCAAGTTAGACAAAAATGCAAATGCAGTCGGCTTACAAATGGGTGATGATCGAACATTACTACCGACTGAGCTTTCACCTCTTTCCCTTCAAACTTTCTTTGGAACTTATAACTCTGACGGTACTTCCGCATTTTGTGATTTTATTACTTTAAACGGTTGGGTTGACGCCACAGGTGGACTGAAAAATGCACTGGTTTTTAGTAAAACTGGTCAAAGTTTGCATCATTTCCAAGCTGAATATACAAGTGATACTTGGACAATAAAAAAGCAGATTGCATATACAGATTCAAGCATTTCAGGTAATGCAGCATCAGCAACAAGATTGCAGAATGCAAGACGCATTAATAATGTTTTGTTTGATGGCTTACAAGATATCAGTATTGAAGCTCCAGTACGTTTTAATGGGACCATCTCAACTCTTCAGCAGCTTGACCAAGCATTACTGGATGGAAAATACACGGTTGTAGAATTCAATGTTGCAGGACTATACGGTTATGGTGTTTTAGTGGTTTTTAGAAGTGGTGGAATGTGTCATCAAGTCTATTATCCGCACCAAGCTGCAGGCACAAATAATGCAACAATGGCGATGCGCCAGGCATGGAATGTTAACGGAAACATAGCCTCATGGTCTGATTGGCGAATAGTGGGAACACGAGATGATTCTAAACTTCCATTAGTTGGAGGAACAGTTTCGGGTAATTTGCGAGTAAATGGAATTGTTTTCTCTAACAAAGTTTATGGTGATTCTGACTTATGGTTTACATCAGAAGATGAACAGAAAGCTCGTAGAGTCTTAACAGGTGGTGTACTTGCTTCAGATACCTATTCAGAGGCTAGTCTTGTTCCTAATCTCGGTATTTACGCCAAGGGCGCTATTCATACGAAAACTGGTGTCTATGCCGATAAATATTATGGGTACTCTGGTCCTGCAACATATACAGGATATTTAGACGGAAAACTTACAACTCCATGTTTAATTAATGGAGTAGCGTTTGATGCCAGCACTGATATTAATATTCCTCCTGTAAGCTTTTATATTCCAGCTGGTGCTGATTTAAACAATTACAAAAAGACTGGATTTTATTATCAAAATACTGACGTAGATGCCGCGAAAATAACTAATGTTCCGCAAGGAAATGCATTCGCATTAAGAGTTGAAGAAAGTGCTGGATGTTCGCAGTGGTTAACACCGTACAACGGTGGTGGGGTAGTGTATTACCGTTATTTTTATGATGGTACATGGAGCACTTGGATCAAAATGGATCCACATAATATTGATGGAAATGCGGCAACAGCAACGAAACTAAAAAATCCTAGAAAAATTTTTGGACAAGATTTTGATGGAAGTAGTGACGTAGCCGGAAATATCACAACTAGCACAGGTATGGTTGTTTCAGATTCATTTCATTACATTGATATAGGTCGTCCTGGTGTTGATCGAATGAATCTTGCAGTTTATGGGGGAATATTCAATTTCATCAATGCAGAAAACGGCAATGTCATAGCTCGATTAAATTCCAATGGTATTGACTGCAATGCTGCTACAGCAACAAAACTTCAAACCCCTCGCAACATCGCCATTTCAGGTGCAGTTTCTGGCTCTGCTAACTTTGATGGTTCTGGAAATTTAAGCATTTCAACAATATTAAATAACTTTGGAAGTTTAAAGGCGGAAAATGGCTATAAATACTTAGGTGATGGGTTGATTTTGCAATGGGGAACGATGGATTACACAAGTTATCCGGGTGAAACAAAAGTCGATATTACTTTCCCAATTACATTCCCGAATAACGTCTTAAATATTAATTCTACACGTAAAATGGCCCAGCATTCAGCTTCAGGGGACGGTGGCGTTTTATTAATAAGTCAATCTAATTCAGGGGCATCATTCTCTTTAAATGTCTTTAACAGTAATTCAATTGGCGATTTGCGTGGTTTTACTTGGTTTGCAATAGGTTTTTAATATGATTAATTTTAGTCAATCGAAACAATCTTTTTATGATTTAAATCTTGAGTATGTCGAACTGCCAGATGATTTAATTGAAATTAATGAAGAACAGCATTTTGATTTACTTCAAAAAATTAGTTCGGGGCATTATGTATTTTCTGATTTGACTTCATCAGATCCGAAACCAAGTCCTTATCATGAGATGAATATCAAAAAAAAGAAGTGGGAAGATAATCGTACTCTGGAACAGAAACGAATCGATTTTTTGTGGACTTTAAGGCCTTTAACACGTCGACAGTTTAAGTTGGCGTTATTAGAAAATGGTCTTTTAGACTTAATCGAACAACGAATTAATGCAATTGAAGATCAACAAATGCGTACAAGGATTCAAATTGAATATACTGAATCTGTTAATTTTGAAAGAAAAAGTGAGTCTGTTTTATACATGGCTACTTTATTAGGATTAAATGAAGAACAATTCGATGAGATGTGGATATACGCAATGACACTTTAAATAAGGTGTCTGAGTTCGTTTGTATATAACTGATATACAAACCGTACAGCATGACTTAAAAACTTCAATTTGTAAGCCTGTGATCTGAAAACTAACCAGATTACAGGCTATTTTTATGGCTCAAGATTATCATCACGGTGTCCGGGTTTTAGAACTCAATGATGGCACCAGACCAATACGAACAGTATCAAGTTCCGTTGTTGGTATGGTATGTACTGCATCCGATGCAGATGCAACCAAATTTCCTTTAAATACACCCGTATTACTCACGAACGTTCAAGCTGCTTTAGACAAAGCAGGGGACCAGGGAACATTAGCGCGCTCGCTTCAAGCGATTGCTGATCAAACTAATCCTGCCACCGTAGTCGTGCGTGTAGAACAGAAAGCCGATGCTGCTGAACAAACTTCCGAAATTATAGGTGGTTCAGTCAACGGTAAATACACTGGTATGAAAGCCTTGCTTGCAGCTGAAGCTCAGTTAGGCGTGAAACCACGTATCTTAGGTATTCCTGGTCTTGATACATCTGCCGTTTCAGTTGCCTTAGTCTCATTAGCGCAAAAACTACGTGGATTTGCCTATCTTTCTGCAAATGGCTGTGAAACCAAAGAAGAAGCTCAAGCATACCGCCAAACTTTTGGTGCACGTGAAGCAATGGTGCTATGGCCAGACTTTCTTGGCTTTGATACCGCGACAAATTCTTTATCAACTTTTGATGCAACTGCTCGAGCACTTGGCTTACGTGCAAAAATTGATAATGAAACAGGTTGGCATAAAACACTGTCTAACGTTGCAGTTAATGGTGTGACAGGCATTAGTAAAGATGTCTATTGGCAGTTGCAAGATCCCGACACTGATGCAGGTTATCTCAACCAGAACGACATCACCACTCTAATCCAGCGCGATGGTTTCCGTTTTTGGGGGTCACGAACTTGTTCTGAGGATCCTTTATTCGCTTTTGAAAACTATACGCGAACTGCGCAAATCCTTGCCGATACTATGGCCGAAGGGCATATGTGGGCTGCCGATTTAGCACTTACACCAGGTCTTGCCCGAGATATTGTTGAAGGCATTAATGCAAAAATGCGTGAAATGACTCAAAGCAATTATTTGCTGGGCGGTGAATGTTGGTTAGATCCTGCCATTAATACAAAAGAAGTCATTAAGTCAGGTAAGTTTTACATCGACTATGACTACACACCAGTTCCACCACTTGAAAACCTAGTATTACGCCAACGAATTACAGACCGTTACTTGGTCGACTTTGCGTCGCGTGTAACAGCAGGATAAGGACAAGATCATGGCTCTACCAAAAAAATTAAAACTGATGAACCTTTACAATGAAGGGAATTCATATCTTGGCCAAACGGGTGAAGTAACCTTGCCTAAACTCGGTCGCAAGTTTGAAAACTGGCGTGGCGGTGGCATGAACGGCAACGTTAAGGTCGATTTCGGTCTCAGTGATGATGCTATCGAAATGACTTGGAAGTTGGGCGGTATCGACCCACTGGTATTAAAACAATTTGGTGCAAAAACTATTGGTGCTCTTGGCTTGCGCTTTGCAGGTTCATACCAAAAAGATGATTCAGGCGAAGAAACCTCGATCGAAATCGTCATTCGTGGTCGACATGAAGAGATCGATTTTGGAAATGCCAAAGCAGGTGATGACACTGAAACGACAGTTAAAACCATTTGGTCATACTACAAACTTTCTATCGACGGTCAGGTTGTTATTGAAATTGACATCCCTGGTTGCAAAGAAATCGTCAATGGTGTCGATCTGCTTGAAAAGCATCGCGACAACATTGGTCTATAAGTTTCCATCCCTCTGTTCATTTCGTATGAGCAGAGGTTTTTTTATACATTTTTTGGAGCAAACACATGAAAACTTTACAGCAAACTGAAAACACTGCAGCCATTAATCCAGATATTCAAACTGTCGATTTAGAAAAACCCGTCTTAATGGGAACGCTGGAAATTACGACCTTAGAAATTCGCAAACCCAATGTGCAAGCCTTACAAGGCGTAAAAATTGCTGATCTTTTACAGGGTGATGTCACAGCAATTTGCACCGTATTACCACGGGTATGCACACCAGAATTAACCAAAACTCAAATCAATCAGCTTGAACCCGCGGATCTCACCCAAATCGGCGGTGCAATCATGCTTTTTTTGCAACCGAAATCAGTTCGTGCGGAAGTCTTACGCCAACAGTAGACGATGCAATGGCCAACATTGCGGTGGTGTTTCACTGGCCACCGCAGTCGTATGTCGATATGTCACTTAGTCAACTGATGCAATGGCATCAAAAAGCCATTGATCGAAATGGAAATGATGCCGAATGAAACCGTTAAAACTTGAAGTCTTGTTTGGATCTCAAGATAAACTCAGTCCAGCACTTAAGTTAATGGTTGGGAGCAGCAATGCTGCTTCCAAAGCATTAAAAGCAACCCGTGACGAAATCAAAAAACTGAACGATCAGCAGAAACAGATCGATGGGTTTACTAAACAAAAAAAAGCCACGGAAGACAGTGCAAAAGCACTTAAAGATGTTCAGGATCGCATTAAATCATTACGTCAGGAAATGGCATCTAATCCAACGGACAAGCTCAGTAAAGATTTTGATAAAGCCACCAAAGAAGCCAAGAAGCTTAAAGATGCTCACACGCAAAACCAGACCAAGCTTCAAGAACTGCGCAACGAACTTAAACAAACAGGTATTTCTACAGGAAATCTAGCCGATCATCAGGTCGACTTATCACGCAAAATTACAACTGCCAATACCTCACTCGACAGCCAAAAAAAGAAACTGGAAAATTTAAATCGGGTCCAACAGTCGCATAACAAAATGTCAGGAAATGTGCGTACTGCTGCGATGGCTGGTGCAGGCATGGCAGCGACTGGATCTGCTGCATTATTTGCCATGCGTAAGCCCATCGATGAATCAAAAAATGTCGACGTCGAGCAGAACCGTATTGCATCACTCGGTTTTGGCAAAAAGGCTACAGAAGAAGCGATTCAATACGCTAGAGCCATGAAAACCTTCGGTACCAGTACGCTTGATAATTTAACCCTGGTGCGCGATGGTGTGACTGCTTTTGGTGACGTTCACCATGCACAATGGGTTGCACCTACGTTGGCCAAAATGAAATTTGCTAATGAAGCTATGTATGGCGATCATGGTGTAGAAAATGAAAAAAAATTCATGGATATGCTCAAAGTCATTGAAATGCGTAATGGTTTAAAGAGCAAAGAATCATTTCAAGAACAAGCGAACATTATCCAACAAGTAATTACAGCTACAGGTGGACGTGTACAAGCTGAAGAATGGCTTAACGTAATCAAAACGGGTGGTATTGCTGCAAAAGGCATGGATAACAAAGCCTTCTATTACAAAATGGAGCCTTTAGTACAAGAAATGGGTGGCCATCGTGTCGGTACGTCTATGATGTCTGCTTATCAGAATTTATACCAGGGCAGAACAACACAGCGAGCAGCTGCCAATCTCGATAAATTTGGTTTAATAGGGGACTATTCGAAAGTTAAGCATAACAAGACTGGAGATTTATCTTATTTAGATATCGGAGCAATTAAAGGCGCTGATTTATTCAAAAAAGATCAGTTCGCATGGATGGAGAAAGTCTTAGTGCCGGCACTGAATGCCAAAGGTATAACTAAAGAAAGTGATGTCATTGATGCGATCGGTAGTATTTTTAGTAACCGTACTGCGTCAAATCTATTTGCACAAATGTACATGCAACGTGATCAGATTCATAAAAATGCCAAGCTGAATGAAGGTGCATTCAATATTGATCAATTGAATACGCAAGCCCAGGGAACAACGTCTGGTAAAGAATTAGAAGCAAGAGCAAAACTTCACGATGCATATTTACAGTTTGGCCAAACTATTTTACCGATCTATACACAAGCATTAATCATGGCATCGAATGCTATGCAAGGTTTTACAGGCTGGATGCAACAGAACCCGACATTAGCAAAAGCATTAGGCACTGGCCTGTTATTGATAGCTGGTGGTTTAGTCGCTATTGGTGGCTTACTTCTAGTTTTCTCACCACTCATTTTAAGCATGTTAAGTTTGCGACTTATGATGGCGACATTGGGTGTGCAAGGAGGGCTCTTAACTAGACTATTTAGTGGACTAGGCACTTCATCTATAGCATTAACTACCCGATTCTCATCAGTGATATCTAAAGTTTCTGCATTATCTGGTGTTTTAAGAACTAGCTTAACTACAGCTTGGTTAGCGAGTAGTCCAAAGGGCTTTATTTCAAGTCTCAGACAATTACCTAGTGTCATGAAAATAGCAATAACAAATGCTTGGATGATGACAAAAACATTTGGAGCCGGTTTATATACATCATTTGTCAACGCAGCACGTGGAGTATGGGCATTTGCAACAGCTCTAACTACAAATGCAGTTGTTGCCTTAAGGAATTATGTTTTTGCAGCTTCTATAGCGATCAGAACCAATGGATTACTCGGAGCATCTAAAATATTGCTCAGAAATGCAGTATTAGGTTTATGGTCTGTTTTAAGTGGTGGAGCCGTTGGTATGTTTGCTGCTTTAGCAACAGGTGCACGAGTTGCTGCTCAAAGTGTATTATTTTTAAGTCGTGCACTGCTTATGAACCCAATTGGCTTAATTATTACGGGTATAGCAGGCGCTGCATTTCTTATTTATAAATACTGGCAACCGATCAAAGCTTTTTTTCAAGGATTTTGGCAAGGTCTAACAGAAGGCATAGCACCTTTAAGTGCAGCTTTTGCTCCATTATTTCAAACATTAGGATCCGCATTAGCTCCCTTAAAACCTGTCTGGGATTGGCTCATTAACTCATTTAAGACAGCATGGCAATGGGTAAGCCAGTTGTTTCAACCATTTCAAGCCACAAAACAACAGCTCGATAGTGCCACAAATAGTGGGAAGGCTTTTGGCTTATGGCTTGCAGGTTTGGTAAATACTGTAGCTGGGCTAGTAGGTAAGTTCTTCAATTTTGGGGCAAATATCATCGATGGTTTAATCAATGGTATTAAGTCAGGCTTTGCAAAACTAAAAACTGTCTGGAGTAAAGTCACCAGTTACGTTCCAAGCTTTTTTACAAAAAAAATGGATATCCGTTCTCCTTCGCGAGTCATGGCTGGTCTAGGTGGACATATCGTAGGTGGTATTGGCATGGGTTTAACTCAAGCCTTTCCAGAGTTAAAGAACAAATATAATCAAGTTCTTAATTTGTTCACCAATAAAGCTCAATCGCCAGCTATGGATCAGATTGATATTGCTGCTCCAGTTATTTCTAAAATACAAACCGCACCAAATTTAACTTCAAGTCGTCAGTCTTCATTGGCTGTGGCTGGAGACACTTACACGATTCATATTCATGCTGCACCAGGACAAATGGTTCAGGATCTTGAACGTCAAATTGAACAAGTAATTAATCGATTACAACGCGATAAATTGTCACGTGTACGCACAATCATGGCAGATCAGGAGTAAATCACATGATGATGATATTGGGTATGTTCCCGTTTAGTATCCCGACTGCGGTTTACCAGCAGTTACAACGCAGTACCAATTGGCGGCATCCAAGTAATTCACGTGTTGGTGAAATGCCAGCCTATCAGTTTGTGGGTAGGGGGGAAGATACGATTACCTTAGAAGGAAGTATTGTGCCGGAGTTTGGCTCTCAGATGAGTATCACTGCTTTACGTGCTATGGGTGATACAGGTAAAAATTTTCCGCTTATCGCAGGAACAGGTAAAGTTTTTGGGCTTTATCACATTGATGATTTGCAAGAAACACAAACTTACTTTTTTACAGATGGTACTCCTCGAAAAATTGAGTTTAGTTTAAAGCTGACACAAGGACAGAAGCCAGGAACTCTAATCGGTAATGCTGCAGGTAAATTGATAGGCTTATTATGACCCTTATTTCCGCAATAAATTCAGTTGTTGATGATGTACTGCAGGCGAGTTCTGTTCCTATTTATAAACTTGTTGTTGATGGCGTAGATATCTCATCAAAGGTCAACAATCGCTTAGGGCAAATGCGTATTGAAAACAAACGTGGTTTTGAGGTTGATACGCTTGATTTAACATTGTCCGATCATGATGGATTACTTGAAATCCCAAGTAAGGGTGCGGTCATACAAGCATGGCTTGGTTGGCAGCATTCTGGACTTGTTTATAAAGGTAGCTACATCGTTAAAGAAGTTGAGCATGGCGGAGCACCGGATACACTTCGGATCCGTGCGACCAGTGCAGATATGAAAAAGTCCTTAAAGCAAAAAAAGGAACGCAGCTTTGATAATATTGCACTGGGGGATCTGATTAGAAAGATCGCAATCGAACATGATCTTAATGACCAAGTATCTGAAGAACTGGCTAACCATAAAATTATTCATATCGATCAAAATGAATCAGATGCAAACCTATTGACACGCTTAGCAGATGAGCATGATGCGATCGCTACAATTAAGAACGGTATGTTGCTGTTTATGCCAAAAGGCAAAAGCCAAACGATATCTGGCCAAGAGCTTCCAACTTTTGTTTTGACCAGGTCAAAAGGCGATGAACACAGATATAGTTTTAGTGATGGAGGGGAAGAGGTCACTGCAATTCGTGCATTTTATTATGATGATAAGCTGGCCAAAAAACTTGAAGTCATTGTAGGTGATCAATCTAACCAGAATATAAAAGAACTACGGCATATCCATCGTGATAAACAAACCGCGACTTTGGCTGCTAGAGCCAAACTCAACCACTTTAAACGTACAGCAGAAACACTCAGTTATAAACTGGCCAGAGGAATACCAGATCTTGTCCCGGAACAAACTTTCTTGTTTATTGGAATCAAAGAGCAGATTGACGAAATTTACTGGCTTGGAACAACGATCACAGACACACTGGACAGTTCAGGTGGATATACAACTGATCTTCAACTTGAAGTTTTTTTCCCAGATGCAGACGATGTATCTGAACTATTTGAAGACCAATTTGTTTCCGAGAAAGATAAAAAATGGACTGGTGTTGTGGTTTATTATCAAGAAGGGGATAAGGCTGTAAAACTGACGAAAGGTGATCAATCAAACCCTAAGCACTTTTCATATCTTTATTTAACTAAAGCTGGAGCACAGCAACGCCTAGATCGTGAATATGCGCTATTGGATCTCGAGACTGGTAAATTTACAGCGCATAATGAGTTAGACCAGAAGGCTTACACAGGTTTAAAAACACAATATACAATCGGCCAAAATAAAAGCCCACGTTATTGGGTAACCTTGGGGGATCAAACTAACCCCAAAGTCATTGATCGTGTATTTCCAAGTAAAGTGGCTGCTGAAAAACGATTAAAGCGTGAATTACCACGCCTTAATGCTAAGAAAGATATGCTTGAACAAGTCAAAACAGATCAAAAGTTATAAATGATCAACTCATTGCCATTGTGGTCTTCATGAGCTGCTTTAGAGTTCACTGACCAACGGATTTTACGATGTGTCATTTGATAGTCCTTAAACAGTTCTCTCACTTCAGGCACATCGTTCAGGCTTAAAATGAACTTTCCTTTAATCTTATCTAGTTTGTCTTTTAGAGTATAAAAATCCTCTTTAGACCAAATGCCTTTACCATAAACATTTTCGCAATCCCAATAGGGAGGATCCAGATAAAATAATGTGTCAGGACCATCCAAGCGATTGATGACATAATCATAAGAGCGATTTTCAATGACTACATCTTGCAAACGTTCATGAATAGAAACTAAATGTTCCCGTAGACGTTCGCCCAGTCGCATGCGGTTCGTTCTATCTTTAGAATAGGTAAAAGAGCCATCAAGCTGGCAGCCAAATGCTGAACGTAATAAATAATAAAATTTCACTGCTCTTTGAATATCAGTAAGACCAGATTGGTCACGTTTAAAATCGTCAAATTGAGTACGTGAAAATAACAATAATTCAAATTCAGTTAAAAACGCATCAAAGTGAAATTTTAATATGCGATACAGGTTAATCAGATCGTCATTAATGTCATTAATAACTTCTACAGTAGAAGGGGTTTTTTTAAATAGAACCCATCCTGCTCCGCCGAAGACTTCAACATATGTTTTATGTTCTGGAAGCATATCAATGATTGTTCTAGCTAGTTGTGATTTACCACCGAGCCAACCACTGAAACTATGTCCACTAGGATTGTATTGTGGTGAGAGGTTTCGTGTCATGAATCTTACCTGGTGTTTGATGCTCTGGGCATTCAGGTAAGGCACTCAAGGTGCTCTGGAATGTGTTTAGGGTTTTACAACGAGGGCATTTAATTTCGATTTGATTAAAGCCATCTGTTCTAGCCAATAATTTAAAACAACATTGGCATTTTAAATTTTGCATATATTTTTCTGCATTAGAAAAACTAACTAAATACTATAAAAAATATAGAAAAAGAACAAATATTTGTTCTTTTAATTTAAAATATATATAAATATGTTCTTAGGAAGTACCGAATGAATTCAACCAATAACTACAACAAAATTAACAAGAACAATTCCCGCCCTCAAATAACCTGTCCACACTGTAAAAGTACCAACTTAAAGATTAGATCGAGTGAACAAAGGCATCCACTACTTAAAGATGTTTGGCTCACATGCCCTAACTTATTTTGTGGTTTTACATGTGGCGGGCATATTGAAATTACTCACACTATTTCTCCAAGTGCAGCACCAGATCCGAAGATTCATATACCTACTTTATTAGAGTTAAAAGCAACAAATGATGAGAATTGGGACATTAAGCCATGATCAATGTCACACCAGACCATCCGATTGCACATGAAGCTTATGAAGTATTGAAGAACCTTAAATGTGATTACGTCAATATCATTGCCCATACCTATCAAAAGACAGCACATGAAGAAGGTTTTTTTATTGCAGGCATTTATCCAAATTTTAATGAAGGGGGATTTAATCGCTTAGATTGGCTAACTGAATATGAGCAGTTGCAGGAAAAAATTTAACTAGGGCCGATTTCTACAATTTGTAATTCTTCTAGTGGTCAATTTTTATATAATGTACAATCTATTGACCTAGATACTGAGTATAAAAGAAATTACTTATGTTAATTCAGCCACAAACCCAAATTGATAAACTATTGGGAGAGTTATCAAACTTACCAAAAGGTCGGGTATTGTCTGAATTTGCACTAGCTAGATTTCTAAATCAAGCTGATAAGCTTATTTCATTTGATGCTGCTCACGCTTGGCATGTAAAAGGCGTGGCAAATTATTACGCAAATGAAGTGGCAGAAATGATTCGCTGTTTTGATATAGCAATAAATTTATTACCTACAGACCGAACACTTCTAAATAACTATGCCGCATGTTTAATGAATCAAGGGCAACTTGAGGAGTTATACGAGCTTGTGAAATCACATATAGATTTTTATATAACAGATATCGATCTTATGCTGAAATTAAGTCGACTCGCTTTAGATAGATTCAATAAAAATTTTATAGATGAAATAAATCAGTTGTTTGATATGTATTCTGGATATCCGCATATCAATCAAATTCAGCAAGAGTTCTATTTAGAAATACAGAAAGTTGCATCAAAATTAGATAATCTGAATATCTCATGGAATGATGCTCTTCAAGTTTCAAACCTAGCATTTCAGCTTATGTTTAATAACAAAGTAAGATCAAATTCTCTTGTTAGAATCAAAGCTTCAGATGATGAAATAGTAAATATTATTCCTTTATATACAGATATCGAAACCGTTTTTAAGTTAAATGATGAAATTTTTGACGAAATTTTTTCGAGAGGTTTAATTGATGTATGGAATAAATTTATGTGTATGTTTGTTGTTGCAAGTCATGATGCGATAGCTGCATAGAGGGTATAGATATTCAATGTCAGTTAAAGCACGAGATATATTTCAGCATGCTGAGTCTTTTTTTGATCCTAAAAATTGTGATGAAATTGTAGCTAGAATGCTGATAAATAGAGCATATTATGGTATTTATGGTTATGTTTTGAGTGAGGTAGAGAATCGTCTTTTCTATGATCTAGACAAATCAAATCCTAGTGTACATCAAGCCCTCATTAACACCTTTAAGTACAAAAAGTGTTCTTCAGTAGATCAACAAAAATTAGTTGCTAAAATTGCAACACAGTTGCGTCAGGCAAGATTATTAAGATCAAATGCTGATTATGAATTGCAATATCATATAACTCACAAAGATACTGAACAGGCTCTTTTATTGGGCAAACAAATTTTTGAAATGATTGAGTTACTTGATATTTAGACGTTCTCTTAAATTTTAATACGTTAATTAATCTAACAATGTACCAGAGGTTCTGTACTTAATGAGTTGGGCAGAAGCTCCTCAAATGTGGCTGGCTGGATATAGGGAAAAACATAATGAAAATAGCTTAGAATTTAATTAAAAGTTTTCTATTTTTGAGGGGAACGTCCACCAAATCTTATTGTAATAAACCTCATTGCGTAAGAAATTAATTTTTAATTCATTACCATTGTAATCATAAAGATTGGTGACTTCTCCTTTCTTATTTATCTCTGCAAGCAAATTACAACCGTGCTCTATTTTTCTAGCTTCTAAAACCCTGATCATGACTTGCATATAATTTCCTATTTAACAGTTTTATAAAATTTTATCTCATATTCTTTAGCTTGTTCAGGCGTAAATTCTCTGTCCAAACGAAGTAAAAATAGTCCTTTTTTATACATGTATTGATTAGTCATTGGCATTGCCAAATGTACACTTTTTATATAGTTATAACGTCTATTTAAATCTGCTTGGTTTCTAAATTTTTCAATAGTCCCACCAACAAATTTTTCAGGCGGTATATCACTATCATAATAACCATCACTTTCAAACTTGGGGTCGACTTCAGGATCTGGCCATGAAACTTTTTCTATGTATTGATTAGGTCTACCTAATTGGTGATTCAAATCATTTTTTTCATCAAATGGATAGACGAACTCAACACCTTTAATTTTCATTCCAAAAACAACTTGAATAGCATCTTGTGCAGAACATACAGATGTTGCTAATAAAAAAAACAATCCCAAAAATAATTTATGCATTAATAAAACCTATTATTAAAAATTTTATAAAAGACAATAATCACGATTAACAAATCCTAGATTTTGCACTAGATATTTTCTTTAGATAAGGACTAAAAATTTGAGTTTTCATATGTAATCTACTCGAAGAATTTTCCAAACCACTCTGAGACTTTATTAAAATTTAAAACAAAGGTTGCAAATCCACCAATAAAAAAGATCGTTAGAATATTAACAAGAAAGTTTTTACCAACTTCACTAAACCACCACCCAACTCCTTGTTTTTCTGTTATAAACCCATTGATTGTATTCACTTTTGTTTCAACTATTTCCAGTTGGGCTTTAACTTTTGAATCAAGCAGTGCTTGGTCTTCAAGGGCTGCTATTTCGGAACTTAATGCAACATTTAAAAGATTACTAACGACTATATTTGCTTGATCTCGATAACCTTTTAAAGATGAGTCAAGTTCACATTGTGTGTGAAATGTTTCCCACTCTTGATCGTTTGGGTCTCGTTGATGGCGCGATTTTATTTGATTAATAAAATCTATCTTATGCTTTTTATAAATTGTATAGGCAACAATACTTTCAAGATTGTACCCCTGATCATTTTCAGTAAGCCTTTGAAATACCCAGCTATATTTAGGGTCAGGAGTTTGACTCATAACCCTTGCATAGCCTTATTGAAAGCTGCATTCACTGCTTCCATATCTGGTTTAAAGTTACGAACAACTTTTCGACCTTCCGCAGACAATGGAATATCTTCTGCCGTGATACCAGGATTATCACGCAGCATTTGATTGAGACGACGGACACTCTCCACAGTAAAGACGCGTTTACGTTTTTCCATACTGCACCTGATTAAATAAAAATAGTACATTGCTATATTGACATAACGATTCACTATCGGCAATATGAAAAAGCACAGCAAAATCTGTGCACAGGCGTGGAAACCTGTTTCAATTCAAAAGAGAGCAGAAAACATCCGCTCATAGCGGCTTTTTTTTGCCTAAAATGTCTGATCTGATAGACTCTCTATGGTAGATCGGGCAGGGCAGCTTTTAGCTGGCCGTTGTACTCTTTTGGACGGTATTTCCACCCCTGTTCGGTCTGCTACCATTCCGTGGAAAGAATGGCGGTAGGTTTGCAAAGAACTTACAAAAGAGAAGATCACCATGAAAAAATCTATAGTCCAGATAGACCATCCCATAGGTAAATCATGATTAATTGGTTTGGATAGTCTTACTAAAAACTCAATATAAGTTTGTTCCCATGTCTTCACGTTAGCCATTGTTTGTCCTCTTTAGCAATTTCTCTTAAAAATTTTTTCTATTTCGTGTTGAGAAAAAAATATTTTCCCAGAGCTTAATTCTTTCACTTGTTCGATACGGTCTAGACGAAATGTACGTTCATCTTCAGCACTAAAACAGTAAGCATCGATATAGGTATAATACTCCCCATCATATTTTTTATTATATAAATCAATTATTTTAATCTTCCTATATGAAGCGGGATTGTTATATGAAGAATATAAAATTTCAAAATCAGGTTCATCTATTGATTCTGAAAATGTGTAGTGATCCGATGAACTATTAGTCTTAGATTTACCCAAAATTCTTAAAGTATATCCATAGTCTTTTTTAGCCTGCAATTTGAGTTTATCTTCTTCAAGAGATTTAGAATTCGTAAATGCTTTTTTAAAATCCTGCTTTAATTTAAGCCAGTCTTTTCTAAATTCAGCTCTATTTTTTTCTTGATTTTCTTTACTGAATTTTCCAGTTTTCCACGAATAAAGCATCCAGATAATCAAACAAACAAATAAAAGTTCTATCATTTCAGTTTTTTATAAAAATAGCACATTGCTATATTGACATAACGATTCACTATCGGCAATATGGAAAAGCACAGCAAAATCTGTGTACAAGCCTAGGAAACTTGTTAAATGTACTAGAGAGCAGAAAATATCCGCTCATAGCGGCTTTTTTTTGCCTAAAATGTCTGATCTGATAGACTCTCTATGGTAGATCGGGCAGGGCAGCTTCGCGCTGGCCGTTCTCTAGTACGGTTTTCCTAGCCTTGTTCGGTCTGCCACCATTACCCTAGGAAAGTGATGGCGGTAGGTTTGCAAAGAACTTACTAGAGTATTCACCATGAAAAAATCTATTCAAATCATCGAACACACGCCTATCTACGATTTAGAAGCATTCAAACAACGCCAGAAAAAGCGCAAAATTCACCAATTATTCAAAAACGTTATCGACACATTCACGTTCTTATGTGCAGTCTTTATGACTTTCTCTATATTATTCATAGGGGGATAAGCTCATGACGACACTCGAATTACAAAATGCTGTATTCATTCAAAATGACCAAATTAAAACTGACAGTCTTAAAGTCTCTGAGATTTTTGGTAAACCGCATAAAGATGTATTGCAGAAGATCAAAACATTGGATTGTTCCGCAGAATTTAGCGAGCGAAATTTTTCGCCCGCTGATTATGTAGATGGGCAAGGTAAACCACGCCCAATGTATGAAATGACTAAAGATGGCTTTATCTTTCTGGCAATGGGATATACAGGTTCAAAAGCAGCTCAGATCAAAGAAGCTTACATAAAGGCTTTCAACCAAATGGCTGAGCTGCTCTTAAAACAGCGAAATCAATTGCAAACAATACAAGTTGGATCGGTAGTTCAATTACGCTCAGGTAGCCCGAACCTAACTGTAAATAATATTTTCGATGATATTGCTGAAGTGATCTGGTTTAGAGGAGGGCGTATTGTTCGCGAACATCTTCCGATTAGTTGCTTAAGTTTGGGGGAAAGCGATCAACTTGCACCAAATGTTGCAAGTTCACTTGAGTCATTTTGGTCAAACATGTACACCCATGGCATTCACAACTTTAATCACAGTAATAGAACCGATCAAATTGCGATTAACCTTACACAAGTTCTAGACCTATTCCCCAATCTTTTTAAACGTCCGGATCTAATCCAGACCTTACCTCACAGTAAACCGCCATATCCTAAGTATTTGGAACACAATATTGCAATTCAGAGCAGGTTGGAACGTAAAACGATTCGTTGTTGGATATTTACAAGTAGTCAACCTACCATGATTGATGTCGGTCGCTAAGGGGAATGATGATGAACGAAAATATTATTCCCTATGTGCCGATCGCGCCTCGGGTACAAGCTACCAATGAAAAAAGCCGTTTACTTTGCGAACAATTATTTTTGCTCATAGACAGTGTGACCAGTAGTCAAATCCTTTTTAACCACCAGACTGATAAGGGATTCTTATCAATTTCCCCCGATCAAATTAATGATTTGATTGAAGAACTGTCAAAAACTAATCGTTCATTCAAAAAAATCGATATAAAGTTATTAAATTCGTCGCTAAAAGATCTTATTTATCCTAAGTTTAATGGAGAACACACCATTATTAGCCCGATCTGGAACAACACAGAGGTACGGGTTTGGCAATTTCAATTAAATCAAATTGCTAATGGGGTAAATATGGAACTTTTAGATAAAGATGCAGAATTGAACTTAGACATGGCTTTAAGTGCTTTACGCATTTGGCGTAATTCATTAGAAACTGGGTCTGAAAATAGAGATGTAATTTATAAAAGAAATGATCTAATTTACAAATTAATGGACTTAGAGCATCGATTGCAAATAGTCCAGCGAGAACTAGAGGAATAGATAAAAGGCCCACTGTAAAAGGTGGGCTTTTTTATGCATTGATCATTCTTTATTTTCGACTTCCTTTGCCATAACTTTACTTAACCCAAGCAATGCTTCTTGAGCTTCAGGGCTTAATTGTCGATATGCTTTCAATAAAAGGCTCTCTTCACTTGTAAGCCCACTAAAGTCAGGATCTATTCCAAGCAGCACATAACGAATATCTACCCCTTGTTTATGCAAATTATGTAGATAGACCCATTGATCAGGAATACTGCCACGTACATAAACACCTAAAGTGTTTGGGCTTGCTCCAATCTCTCTAGATAGCGTTTTGGCTTTTAAATTTTTCCGATCTAACTCTTCATTAAAACGCTTTCCAATTTCTAGACTAATATTTGGGTCGAGATTAGGCATAAAAATATTCCCTTTTTGAATTGAAGGATTAAATATTTGTGCTATAGTGAGTCATAGCAAATCACTATGCCCGCTAGGATAAAGTATGAGTACAAATATTTCACCTCTAAATCGCCCCCGGTCTAAAAAGATCACCGGTGGACGTGTTCGGTGCATCGTTTATCTAACTAAAGAAGAAGTTCAAGAAATTGACAAAAATGCTGAAGAGGCAGGAATGAGCCGTTCAAGCATTATTTCCCAAAACTACTATTTAGGTAAAAAGCAGACATCAACTAAAGAGGACTAAATATATGTCTATCAAACCACGAAAAATCAAAAAACAACTTCGGGATAATCGCTTCAGTATTAATTTAACTAACGATGAAACCGACTTGCTAACAGCTGCCTCAAATCTAACAGGTGTGGAAATTAGCGTTCTTATTCGTCAAATGGTTATGAAACAAGCAATTCATACTTTAGTTGATGATCCAGAAGATGATTTTAATTTGCAGAGATTCATAAGTGAAGGTGCACAAGAACAGCTTTCAAGGAGCTGAAAATTATGCTCACAAAAGAAATTGTTCTTTCTGATCAAGAACTAAAAATTGTTCAGGAAGTACAGAAGCAACTGAATCTGAATTCAGTTGAAGAAACGATGGAATATCTGGCCAGAGAACGTATTCAGCAGAAATTACTTAATCTGGCAGGTGATGAAATTAAACGAAAACGGCATTTCTTTTAAGGCAGTTTATTGAAAATGATGTTTCCAGAAACCAAAGCTTTAGTAGTAGAGAAGTTGCAAGATATCTACGGCTTCAAAGTAAAAGGCAACAATAAATTGCGTGGTAGATGCCCTGATTGTAACCATAAGGAAGCATCAGCTTGGGTATATCCTGAGGAACCGTGGGTAGTTTTCTGCCCACGTAAAAACGAATGTGGTAAAGAAAACCACATTCGTGATTTATTCCCTGAATTATTTGAAAAATGGCTCTGTACACGACAAAAATAGATAACTCATTGAAATAATGTCATAATAATTGTTTTCTAACGACGAATACTATGACACATCTCAATGAGTTATATCTTATCTTAAACAAATATCTAAAATGGAACAAGTCACATTTAAAG